CCCGCGCGGCCGGCTCGCCACCACGCCTGGCCCGCACTCGGCCGGCGCGCGATTCGTGATGCTCGACGGCACCCGCTTCGTGGCGCTCCCGTCGTCGCTGATCGGCAAGGCGCTGCAGTTCAGAGTAACGAGCCTGGGCAACAGCCCGGAAACCGCGCCGGTCTACGACTTCACCTGGACCCCGGCGCACTGCCAGCGCGAGTTCGCGCCGGAGCGCCTGGAGCTGACCCGCGTCGGCGGGACCATCAGCGGCACCTGGGCGGCGCGCAAGCGGTTCGGCACCGACGTGGCTCCGGTCCATTCCACGTACTTCCGCGGCTACCGCGTGACGCTCACGGACGGCGTGACCACCACGGTCCTGCCGGACACCAACGAAACCCAGTTCAGCGCCTCGGATGCCGCTTTCACCGGCGACATCACCGTGACCGTGCAGGGCGTGAACCTAATCACCGGGGCTGGCCCCGGCACTTCGGAGACCATCTAAATGGCCGCGATCGCCAAGGCCCTGTTGCCGTTCGAAGTCTGGCCCAGCCAGATCGACGCGGCTGCGGACCCCGCCAACAACAACGCCCTGCGCGCCGAGGTGATCACCCGCCCGGCCATCAGCTTCATCGCGGCCCTTCCGGGGGCCCCCGACAATGGCGACCTGCACGTGCTGAGCGCCGCCATCGGCGACGAGGTGGCGGGGACGCTGGCGTTCTACACGGCCGGCGCCTGGACGTACTGGGTGCCGGTGATCGGCATGCTCAAGCGCATCGGCACCGACTACTACACCTACGACCCGGACAGCTCCGACGAGTGGCAGGTCTATGCGCCTGGCGGTGGCGCCGTGGATTCCGTGAACGGGCGAACCGGAGCCGTAGTCCTTACGGCGGCCGACACGCCGGCCACGATCATCACGGAAACCACCACGGCCCGCGATCTCGGGGCCTCCGACATGGGCTGTTACATCCGCTTCACCAACTCGTCGGCCAAGGCCCTGACGGTGCGCGACAACGCCGATGTTGCCATTGCCAACGAGCTAGAGGTGCACGGCCGGAACGTCGGCGCCGGCGCCCTGACCATCACCGAGGACACGGCGGTGACCGTGAACGCTCCAGCCGGCGGCACGCTGGTGATCCCGCAGGGCGGCACCTTCACGCTCAAGAAGGTAGCCACAGACGAGTGGGATCTGTTCGGCGTGACGGTGGCCGCATGATCGCTGGCATTGTCGCGGGCGCGGCCGTCGTGTCCGGCCCGGTTTACGTCTTCGCCACGCTCAATCCCAGCGACAACGGCGGGCTCACGCTGTCGGCTGGAAACCTGAAGGCCACGCGGCCTTCTGGGAGCGCCTGGCTCACCGTGCGCTCGACCATCGGCCGGAACTCCGGTAAGTGGTACTTCGAGATCACGAACGACGCCAACGGCTCCACCGATGGTGATGCCATGTGGGGCTTCAACGAACCGACGGATTCGCTCACGACCTATCCCGGAAACTCGACGCTTGGGCCGAACAGCATGGGCTGGGAGCCCAACCTCACGCCGAACTCGGCGAAGTTTCAGGACGGCTCGCTGGGGGCGGTGTCCGGCTACGGCAGGGTCGCGGCTGGGCAGTACGCGCGCTTCGCCATCGACTTCGACGCCGGCAAGCTGTGGGTGCGCAACAGCTCGGCCAGCGGGTGGGCCGGCGGCGGTGATCCGGAGGCCGGCACCAGCCCGACCTTTACCTTCACCGCCAACACCTTCCTGCACGTCGCTGTTTCTGGATACTCCGGGCCGCAGGCGGCTACCTGCAATTTCGGCGAATCGGCCTTCTCCGGCACCGTGCCGTCCGGGTTCAACTCCGGTTTCTACGGCGCGCCGAATATCGGTGCCTTCACCTACGACAGCCGTTTCACCACGGCCGAGAGTGCGAACGCGCAGGGCGTGGCCACCGACGGCACGCACCTCTGGTATGCCAGCTCCGGCACGCTCTACAAATACACCACGGCCGGCTCGCTGGTGACCTCGCGCTCTGTGGCCAGCGACGACCCGACCGACAAGAACCAGATCAACGGGCTGTTCATCAAGGACGGCGTGCTCTACGCCTCGGCCGCGAAGTTCTCCGGCGGTGTCGGCACCTCGTGGATCGTGGAGTACGACCCGGACACGCTGGCCTACATCGACCACCACGCCATCACCGGGGACTGGTTCTCCGAGGGGCTGGCGTGGAAGGACGGCGCCTGGTGGCTGGTGTTCCATGCCAACAAGGTCGTGGCGAAGGTGGACCCGAGCAGCTGGGCGGTGCTCGACACCTACTCGATGTCCTTCCCGATCACCGGCAGCAGCGGCGGCTACGGCGCCGGCACCGGCTACGACGGCATCGCCTGGGTCGGCGACTACCTGCTCTGCAACGTTCACGAAATCTACGACCAGAACGTGCTCGACCTCTACTACTGGAACGGCTCCGGCTTCGAGGCCATCAAGCGTTACAGCCACCCGACGAGCATGGCCACGCAGGGCCTCGCCGCTGACCCGACCGACCCCGGCGTGTTCTGGTTCGCCGAGCGCAACTACAGCGGCACTGATTCCATCGCCAAGGTGCTGCTCGCCTGAGCAGGCTTGGCGCAACGTCTTCCCCACCGAGCCGAGGAGGCTCCCCATGTCGCTGATCGACGAATACAACAGCAAGCCCAGCAAGACCCGCAAGACCATCCGCACCTTCCTCGTGTTCCTGGCCCTGGTGCTGCTGGCCATCGTCGTCCACGCCCGCAGCGGCCCCGCCCAGGCCCAACTCGTCGGCCGCGGCCCCGAGCCGGTGCACGTCGTCGGCCTCACCGTGCAGACCACCGCTGGCCGCCGCGTGGACGGCATGACGGTGGCGGTGCTGCCGCCCATCGGCTACGTGTTCGTGGACGCCCGCGGCGCGCGCTGGCGCATCGTCGGCGGCGAGTTCGGCCCGCCGTCGTGCAGTTCGACCCGCTGCGGAATCCGCGCCACCGTGATCGTTGAGCCCGACAGCGCGAGCAAGCCCACCGGCTGACCCCTGCCGCCACCCCGCACGAATGCCCCGCTTCGGCGGGGCTTCGTGTTTCTGGAGCCCTGAGCCATGACCACGCCCGCGATCCCCGCCGGCTTCGGCCTCGACACCCCGCTGCGCCGGGCGCACTTCATGGCCCAGCTCGCCCATGAGTCGGGCGGCTTCAAGCGCCTGGTCGAGAACCTGAACTACTCGGCCGACGCACTGCTGCGCACCTGGCCGTCCCGCTTCACCCCGGAGAGCGCGAAGGCCTGCGCGCGCCAGCCGGAGAAGATCGCCAACACCGTCTACGCCGGTCGGCTCGGCAACGATCAGCCCGGCGACGGCTGGCGATACCGCGGCCGCGGCTACATCCAGCTCACCGGCAAGGCCAACTACGCCGAGTTCAGCCAGCGCCTGTTCGGCGACGACCGCCTCGTGCGCGACCCGCACCAGGCCGCCGAGCCCGGCACTGCCATCCGGCTCGCCGGCGCCTTCTGGGTGGCCAAGGGCCTGAACACGCTCGCCGACCTCGACGACATCGAGGCCATCACCCGCCGCATCAACGGCGGCCTGCACGGCCTGGCTGACCGCCGGCGCTGGCTCGACCACTTCAAGGGGAACCCGCCGTGACCACGTTCTGGAACACCCTGCTGCACGTGCTGAACACCATGCCGGCCTGGCTGGCCGCGGTGCTGGTCGGCTGGGCCATCTCGGTCGGCTTCACCCAGGGCCTGAAGTTCGCCCTGCCGGTGCGCTGGTGCCCGGACGGCCGCGAGCTGACCGCGCGCATCGTCGCCTTCCTGTCGGCCGCGCTGCCGGCCTGGCTCTACTACGCGGGCCAGGACGGCGCGCAGCCCATGGCCGGCTTCCTCGTGGCCACCGGCTCGGGCCTCTGGTCCCCGCTGGCCTTCGCCATCCTGCAGGCCGTGCTGCGCCGCTTCGCGCCGTGGCTGGCCGACGCCCTGTCCGGCGACAAGCGCGGCGTGGTCGCGGCCAAGCTGAAGGGGCAGGGCGATGCACGGTGACCTGGGCTGGATCTGGCTCGCCGTGAACGCCTGGTGGCTGCTGCCGGCGGCGATCCTGCTGGCGCTCGGGTTCGGGATGCTGCTGGCGGCGATCCGCCGGGGGCGGTCGTGATCTGGGCCTTGGTGAACCTGTGGTGGCTCGTGCCGGCCCTGCTGGTCCTCTGCGTCGGCCTGGCGCTGCTGAGCGGCGTCGGCCTGCCGGTGCTGCGGGAACTGGCCCGGCGCGTCCCTGCGCCCGTCTGGCAGGCCCTGGCGCTGGTCGCGGTGCTGTCCTTCGCCTCCGACTGGCTGATCGGCGTGGGGGAGGGCCGCTGCCGCGCCGCCCTGGCCGCCGCCGACGACAAGGCCGACGTGAAGGCCGCCAAGGTCGCGGGCCGCACCGCCGAGAAGGTCGAGGCCGACCGCGCCACCATCACCAAGGAGACCTCCGATGCCGCTGCCGAAGTCCGCACCATCGTCCGCACGGTTCGCGCTGGCTGCCCTGCTGATCCTGTCCCTGAGCGCGTGCACGAGCTGGGGCGGGCTGCGGTGGAAGCCGCGCGTCGAGAGCTGCCAGCAGAGCCGCGCCCCGATCCCTGACTGGCCCAAGGCCGACTACGAGGCCTACGCCCTGGAACTGCTCGGGGTGATCCGCGACGACCGGATGGCCGAGCGGCGGGAGCGGGAGTGCATCGAGGCGCTGTGATCCCACCCAGGGAGGGGGATGGCCGGCCGCTGTGCTCATTGTGCTAACCGCCCCGCCGAAACGGGCCATTTCTTACCGCTCCGCGCCCTGAGAAGCCCGTAGAATCAAGGCCTGCGGGGTGGGCTGAGATTTAGGAGGGGGACGCTCTATCCAGCTGAGCTACGGGGCCAGTTTAAAAATCAATAGCTTAGATTCTTGTGTGCTTTTTTCATGTGCTTTATGATCAGCGCATGGGCCTTTACAAGCGGTTTGAGGACTCACTGGGCGAAATCGCGCTGGTAGCGCACGTTAGGACTTACACGATGTACCAGCGGGCCGGCGGCCTATGGTACGTCAACTTCCGGCATGAGGGTCGGCAGTACCGACTCTCCACCAGGCTGACCGACTACGAAAAAGCCAAGGCGCTGGTCGAGTCACACCGAGGGAATCGGGTCGCTGGCGAGCCCGCCACGGTGAACGAGCAGCACCTGTACCGCATGATCGAACGGGCGCGGTACAAGATGCGGAAGAAGGGCATCCCGATGAGTCTCGGCGTCAGCGACCTTCGGGAGATCGTCGCGCGATGCAAGGGGTACTGCGAGGTCAGCGGGCGCATCCTGGAGGACACCGGGCCTTTCCGCCCGTCGCTCGACCGCATCGTCCCGAAGCTGGGCTACGTGCCCGGCAACGTCCGAATCGTCTGCCTGGTGACGAACACGGCGATGCTGCACTACGGCGAGGCCGCCTTCGCCGAGATCGCTATCGCTTACTGCCGGCGGATCGGGCTGCTGGCGGAGCCTGCGGAAGGTCCCGGCCCCGGTCCATCCAGCCATCCATAGAGGCCACGGCAGCCCGCCCGAAGTCAGGGGCGTGGTGGGCGTATCGCTCGGTAACCGTGATCGAGCTGTGGCCGGCCAGGCGCTTGACCTCGTGCAAGGTCACCCCCGACTGCACCAGCGCCGTGCAGAAGGTGTGCCGCAGCCAGTGAAGGGAGCCGGGCAATCCGGCAGCCCTGGCGTCCTTCCTGAACCAGTCGCCCAGCGTGTCCGGGTGGCAGTCCACCAGCCTGTCCTCGCCCAGCGAGGGGAGCGCGTCTACCGCCTGCCGATTCAGCGGCACGGCCCGCCACTTCCCCGATTTCGTCCGCCCCTCGGGCACGCTCTCGATCAGCAGCAGGCCGCCCTGCACGTCCTGCCGGCGCGCCTTGGCCATTTCCCCGCGCCTGATCCCCGTGGCCACCATGAACGCCCACAGCGCGCCCCTGGGCGTCGTGTAGAGGGAATCCAGCTGCCGGGGGCGGTAGTAGTCCGGGGCCCGGCTGGTCAGCGGCTTCGGGATGTGGGTGCCTTCCATGGGCGACCTGGCCAGCAGGCGCTGCGCCACGGCCCTTCGGAAGGCGGCCCGGGCTAGCTTGAGGGCCTTTTCGGCGGTGGCGGGGGCGCCGTAGCCGGCGGCCCAGACCTCGAACGCGGACGCCGGCATGGACTCGGCGGCGAAGTGGCCTAAGTGGGCCCGCAGGGGCTTGAGGGCGCTCAGGGACCGCCGGTAGGTGCTGGGCCGGGCGCTGGCGTACCAGCGCAGGTAGTCGGCCAGGATGGCGTCCACGGTGACGCCGCGGGTGGGCGTCAGGAGGCCGTGGAGCTCCGCTTCTTTCTCGGCGCGTATTTTCTCAGCCGCTTGGCGGTCAACCTGGCCGAGGCTGCGTCGGTACTGAACCCCGTCTTCCCGCCAGTTGAGGTAGTAGCTGGGGCCGCGCTTGTAGAGGGTCGCCATGGGCGGGCGAGGATCGCCTGGTCGAGGGTGGCCCGATGATAGACCTTCCGGCCGCCCGAGTTCGACGCCTGCAGGCGCATGTCCCTGAACGAGCGCAGTGAGCACCGGCAGTAGTCGGCGGCCTCCTGCTCGGTGAGCCAGGTGGGGATGGCTTCAGCGACGTTCACGGATCTCCCTCCAGGGCTTTCCGCGCAGGGCCCGCTGCTGTTCCAGCGACGTGCTCGTGACGTTGAACAGCGGAGCTTCGGTGGCTATGGCCAGGGACTCCATGAACCGGGCGGTCTGCTCGTTCACGTATTCGTCGGACTCCATACGCTCAGCCAGTTCGAACCAGGGCGAGTTGCGCCGGTGGCAGCTCAGCCGGTCACGCAGCCAGAAGGTGCTGCCGACGTAAAGCAGCCGGCCCTCGGCGTCGAAGAACCGGTAGACGAAACACCGGCGGTCGGGCTTTGGCGGCAGGGCGGGGGAGAGGGCCATCAGCGGTTCTCCTCGTCGTCCCGCAGCATGCACCCCGGCGGCAGCGTGCCGTCCAGCTTGGCGCGGCATACGGTAGGGTCGCGGGGCAGGACCAGGTCGCCGTGGGCCCGAATCGTATTCTTGGCCTCTTGCGCAAGCTCCGCGTCGATCTCGAGCATGCTGATGGCAGCGAGTAGTGCCATGTCGGTGCGCATGCCCTCGTAGCGCCCCGAAGCGAGCTCGCGCTGCACCTCAGCGAACAGCACCGACGGCCGCGGCTCGCCCTGCGCCTTCCCCGGCCAGTCCAGCCATTCGTCCGGCAACTGGATGGGCTTGCCGACGGTGATGGGCGCGTCGGCCAGACTCGGCCCCCACTCGATGGTGCGCACCGGCTCGATGGCGTCGGCCAGCATGCGCAGGAAGTCCGCCAGCCAGCGCCGGAACTCACCCATGACCACTCCCCTCCGGCTTCGGCGCGGCGGCGAGCAGGTAGCCTTCGTCCTCTGTGATGAATCCGGCAGGCCACTTCATTCGGCCCCATGCGCAACCGCCGTCTGCATCAACCATCGGCCACTTGGCAACCGGAACTTCCTTGCAGTCATCGCAGTCGCACGACTTGCGGCGCTCACGCTTCGACTGGAACAGGTTGTTACCCGAGTATCCACAACGTCCGTTTCCGAAGGTTTCTTCCAGATCGGTCAGGATTTCATCGGTGAGTTCGCCAAAGCTGTCCGAGTCGCAGGAACTATCGACCCGGACAACCCAGTAGCGCGGGCGCTGATTGATGGTAGTGACAGCGAACAGTCGCCGGCCGTCGCCGTATTTCTTCGGCAGCACCATCGGTACAAACGTGAACCACGGGTCGCTCACCCAAAGGCGCGTCCGCTCTCGGCGCTCGACCGCCTTTGCGAGCCGAGGATAAATCGCGTCTTTAGCCACGGTCGGCCTCCTTGTTGTCGGACGACTGGGCGGCGGCGAGCATGGCGGCGCGGCATTCGTTCCAGCCATCAGCGTAAGCGTGCGCGCAGCACGGGCCAGTATCGTTGCCGTTCTCGTCAGGCTTCGGATACCGCTTTGCGACAGGCACATTCTGCTTCACTGAACCAGCCGACCCCTCCCGCTGCTCAATGGCGCGGGCCAGAATTCGCTCGTAAGCGGCCCGCTGGCTGCTGGTCATGTAAACGTCACGCATCAAGTCCTGGTCGGCGGCAAAGTCGCCCAGCTTGGCGCGGATTTCCTGCTGCCTGTTCATCGTGGTCACGTCATGTCCTCGTAGTAGAGTTTGTAGCTTCGGCCGCAGACCGTGCATTCGTATCGCTCGCTTTCCATGCTCGTGTCGTCTGGGTCAGGCTTCACGTTTGGACAATCCTCAACGCGCTGATAATTCAACTCGCACTTGTAGGTGTTCATCGTGGTCATGGGTTAGTCCTTCTTGGTCAGGGCGGATTCCAGTTCGTCGGCGCAGCTTTTAAGGGCCTTACAAAGCGATATAGAGCGATGACGCCCCACAGAGGCCGACTCTCTGCGCCACTTCTCCACCAGCCCCAGCACCTTCTCGCCGGGCTGGTCGGGCTGCTTGCCGTAGAACTTCTCGCACGGCTGGCCGTCGTGGCACAGCTTCACCATGTCGTCGCCCTCGGGCTGGGGCGCGGCGGTGCTCTCGCCGTGATGCCACAGGAAGGCACAGTAGGCCGCCACGTCGCGGGGGTCGCCCTTGGCAACGTGCTCGACCAGCTTTCGGCGGCACTCGTCCATCCACGACGGGTCGGCCCAGCCATCGCTGTAGCCGTACTTCCGCTCGGCAGACGCCAGCTTCTCGGCCAGTGCCGTGGCGAACCTGGCGACGAGGTTGACCGTGTGCGGGTGCAGGCCCTCCGGCACCACGAAGAACTCATTGCCGCTATCGTCTGGCTGGGGCGCGGGGCGGGTGATTGAGCGCACCGTGTCCACAACGCTACCGCCCGGCTCCAACAGGCCAGCGTTTTGCAGCGCCTCGGCTACCATGTCGTAGGCGTCGGCCTTGATGGATTGCTCCGTTTCCTCGGGCTGCTGGGGCGCGGGGCGGGCCGCCGACCCGCGGGGTGGGTGGAGCCTCTGGAAAGCCACGAGTGCCGCTGCATATGCAGCCTTTCGGTCAGGCCACGCCGCGTTGAACGCTGTGCTGCACGCTTGATAGGTGGCAGCCGGAGCGTAGCCGTTTCCGTCCGTCAGGTGGTCGCACTCAAACTCGACCCACGCCGACTGCCTTTCGTCGTGCGCCTCCTCCCCCGCCTCGTCGCGCAGGGCGGCGATGTCAGGAAGCAGCTCGAACAGTTCGCGCCAAACCTCGCGCACCAACGAAGCCGCACGCCCGCGAAGCTCGGTATTGCACAAGTGGGAAAGCTGCGCCGTAGCCAGCGTTAGCCTATCCACCGCCTGCTGCCTGTTCATCGTGGTCATGCCGCTCTCCTGGCTTCGGTGATTCGGTCGAGGTTGGCTTCAGCCAGCGCGCGCAGCGGCGGCGGGCTAACGCTGTTGCCGACCATGCGCACGGCGTGGGTGCCGTTGATGGGCCGGCCGTCGGCGGTGCGGTCGATCACGTAGTCGGCCGGGAAGCCCTGCGCGCGGTACAACTCCGGCGGGCGCAGCATGCGCAGGCCGATGTCGACGATCACGTAGGGCGTGCCGCGGATCGACACGGTGACCAGGGCGATGCGGTCGCGGGTGGTGATGGTGTCGAGCGGCGCGCGCAGATCCCCCCACTGGCCGCCCTCGCTGTAGTAGCGGATCAGGAACGCGGCCACGCGGAGCGCGCCGGCCTCCTGCTCGGGCGACAGCTCGCCGAGCACCGCCTCGACCAGCTGCTGCTGGCTGCCGCTGGCGGTGGTGGTGGACATGGGCTCGCGCAGATCGCGCCCGCCGCCGGCGTAGAAGCCGCCGTTGGCCTGCTCGAGGAAGGCGGCCACCAGCGCGTGCTTCACGCCACCGGCCACGACCGTGCCCAGCGGCTGCCGGATGTCGAGCGAGCGCGGCTGCTGGCCCTCGCGTTCGCCGTAGCCGGTCTGCACGAGCGTCGGCGCCACCACAGCGAAGTGGCCGCCCTTCACGCCAGCGCACTGGGTCCGCAGCGGCTCCTGCGCCGACCAGGTGCGGCCGTTGCTGGCGTTGGCGAACTCGGTCAAGAAGAACGGTTCGGCGGCCTGCAGCACGTGCTTGTGCACGCCCTTGGCGATGCGGCGCAGGGTCGCCTCGGCCAGCGGCCGGGAGCGGGTGAAGATCGAAGGGCAGGGGATGCCGAAGTCGATGCAGTCGGCGGCCGTCACCAGCGGCTTCAGCCCGGGCCGCTTGCCGTGGGTCGGCTCGGGCCAGGCGATGGCCTCGCCGTCGCGGCGCGCCAGCAGGAAAAGGCGCTCGCGGCTGGTGCCGGCGCCGTAGTCGCTGGCCACCAGCTTGCGCCACTGGACCTGGTAGCCGTAGCCGCGCAGGGCCGCCACGAACTGCCCCCAGGTACGGCCGGCATGGCGTTTGTCGGGCACGAGTTGCTGGTTCTGGATAGGAACGCGCTCGCCGGGCCCGGCCACGCTGCCGTCCATCTTCAGCACGCGGCCGGTTTCCCGGCACCGCTTCGCCACCAGCGGGCCCCACGTCAGGATCTGCCAGACGTTCTCCAGGCTGATGATCCGCGGCGGCTGGCCGGCCCGGCTGAGCTGGCCCACCCACTTCAGCACCACCCACGACAGCGCGCGGGTCTTCCGGCTGCGCGGCTGGCCGCCCTTCGCCTGGCTGAAGTGCGTGCAGTCCGGCGAGGCATGGAACCAGCCGACCGGCCGGCCCGCCACGTCCTTCACCGGGTCGGCGTGCCAGATGTCCTCCCGGTGGTGGATCGTGAGCGGGTGGTTCGCGGCGTGCATGCCGATGGCCCACTCGTCGTGGTTGTAGGCGAGTGCCGGGTCGATGCCAAGCGCCTGCTTCAGCGCCTCGCTGGCGCCGCCGCCACCGGCGAACAGGTCCACGAGGATCTCGTCGCCGCGCAGGCGCGAAACCTGCGGGGGCGGGAAGGGGAAGCGGTGCGAACCGTCAGCCATGCAAATCTCCTGCCGGGAATAGCCGCCCGGCTCGGCGGTGGGGTGGGGTTACGCGGCCTTCTGCTGCGCGGACTTCGGCGGTTCGAGCGTGAGCTGCAGCTCCTGGCCCTGCCATTCGTACAGCCGCGCGACCTGCTCGCCGTCGGGCGTGCCGGCCACGGAGAACTCGATCACCGCGCTGCCGCCATCGATGAACTCGAAGGCGAACTTCGACAGCGTGACGTCGGACAGGCGCACCGGGTCGGAGGCTTCGAGGCCGACGCCGATGGCCAGGCCATAGCCGGGGTATTCGGCGTCCCAGCCGACGTGCTTGATCTCGGGGATGGCGATGGCCGTGCGGTCGTCGCCGTTCTCGAACGGGATGCGCTGCTGGTCGCCGACGCGCGGCTTGCAGTAGAAGGTCTTTTTCAGCGCCGGGTTGAACATGTCGAGCAGCGAGGACGCGACCGCGACCTTCAGGCGCAGGCTGGCGGCCGGCACGTCGTCGTCGCCGTGCTTCTCGGTGCGGGTGGTGAGCTTGGCCAGGGTGGCCATGTGGTCGGTGAGCTGGAACATGGGTGCCCTCCTGGGGCAGTGGTGGATGGGTCAGGGGTCGGGAAGCGGTGCGGGTTCGGTGAAGGAAACGCCCAGCTGCGCGCCCCACGCGAACGCGGAGTCGATCAGCTCGGTCATTTGCCGCTTGGACATGCGCGACGTGCTCAGGCCTACAGCCACCACGCCGCCGTCGATGCCGGCGAACATGCGCGGGCGCACGAGGGCGGCGGTGAGCAAGTCCTTGAACTGCTCCGGTGTCAGCCGCCGGGCGTTCGGGTGTTCGGCCAGCAGGACGTAGCCGCCGTCCTCCAGGCAGACGTTCCCGCGCCACCGGGCTGGCTTGAAGCCCACCTGGTCGGCGAGGTCGTGAAGCACGGCCCACATCAGGCGGTTCTGCTCGTCGCTGCGCTTTGGCTCGGTGATCGACACCGTGCGCGGGCCGGATTGCAGCTCCGCGCCCAGCGTGTCGAGGAACCGGCGGCGCACGTCCGGGTAGCGGGCGTCCTGCGGGTCGAGCTTGAACACGGCCGGCATGGTCAGGCGGCCCGCCTGCTGCCGGTGAACTCGGCGCGCTCGATCACCTGGATCAGCGCCGCGCAGATGCGCGGCATGTCGGCCTCGGCGTAGAGCTTGGCCGCGCCTTCCTTGCCGACCGGCTGGAAGCCCAGCGAGGCCAGGCCGTCGGCGGTGATGCTCAGCGGCGCCAGACGGGCGTTGATGTCACCCAGCTTGACGCGGGCCGTGGACACCGGGGCCGCAGGCGCGGGCGCAGCAGCCACCGGCGCCGGCTTCGCGGGCTCGGCGACAGGGGCCGGCGTTTCCGCCGCCGCAGCCTTCGCCGCCTCGGCATCACGCGCGCGCTGCTCGGCTTCCAGCCTGGCCGATTCCTCGGCGCGGATGCGCTCGCGTTCCCGCTCCAGGCGCGCCTCCTCGGCCGCCTTGTGCTCGGCGATACGCCCGCGCACCAGCGCCCGGATGTCGTCCAGCGGCTTGCCGATGAAGGACAGGTAGTCCGGGAACAGGTGCTTGTGCTCGGCCGTTTCCTCGGTGAGCAGCGCCAGCGCGGCGCGGATGTGCTTGGCCGATTCGTTGGCCGCGATCTTCGCGTGCGCCAGCACCGTGTCGCAGGCGTCCTGCATGCTGCTCAGGGACTTCTTGCCTTTGATCGCGCCGGCCAGGTCGGGATCGTTGAGGTTGAGCCAGACGCCGTTCGTCTCGGCGCGCAGCTGGTCCACGTGCGCGAAGTAGGCGTCGCGGCAGCGGCGGACGATCTCGGCCTTGCGGTTCTCCTTCTCGCGGCTCACCAGCTTGTCTAGCTCCAGACGGATGCGGCGGGTTTCAGCCGACACCTCGTCCATGGTGCGGAACACCGCGTCGATGTCGGCGGTCTGGCCCAGCACCTGTTCCTTCGTGGCCTCCAGTCGCTCCTCGACGGCCTTGCACCATTTCACCGTCTTCTCGGCGTCGGCGAAGTCCTCGTCGGTCTGCAGGTCGCGGTTGATGCCGCCCAGCACCGCCATGGCATTCGCCTTGAACTCGGCGAGGTTGCTGGCGGTGACCATGCCGGTGACCTGGATGCTCAGGGCCGGCAGGGAGCCGGGGGCGCGGCCAACCGGCGCGGGCGCGGCTTCGGGCTCGGGCACGTAGGCAGCGACGTCGGCGTCGAACTGCGCCCAGCTGGCCAGCAGCTTCGGGATGTCGGCTTCGACCTGGCTGCGCTCGACGAAAAGCCACTTCGTGCCGGCATCGGTGCCGTCGCCGACCATGTAGAGGCAGCGCGTGGCGGATTCGCAGACGGCGAACTGGTGAACCAGCTGAAAATAATCCTGGTGTGGGACTTCGCCGCGCTCGATGCACTCGATCTTGCTGGCGTTCGCCTGCTTGGCTTCGAAGATCAGGTCTTCGCCCAGGGTGACGCCGTCGAAGCTGGCGCCAAGGTAGCCGTCGTCGCTGACGCCGGTAATCGGGTAAAGGTCTTCGTCGATCAGCGACTCGGCCAGGGCCCGGAGCGCGGGCTCAACCTCGTGGCCTTTGTCGAAGCGCGCCTGGGTGGCGTCGTCGATCTCGGCCTCGATACCGGTGGCGATGCGGCGCAACAGCTGCGCGCGCGTGACGTAGGGCGAGGCACCCATCATGGCCGGCGCATCGGAGGCGTTGCGGGTGGTGCGGCGGTGGGCCAGCCACTCGGGGCTGCCCTGCTGCAGGTCGATGGTCTTCACTTGTCGCCCTCCTCGTTCATGTCCGAGCCCTGCGAGGCGTCCTCGGCAGCTTTGGCCGGCGGCGCGTAGTCGTAGATGCGAGCCTTCTGCTCCTCGCTCAGCGAGCCCTTGGTGCTGGCCATGGCGATGATTTCCTGCACGGTCTTCTTGCCGGACTCGATGGCCTTGCCCCACGCCTGGAGGCTCTTCTTGAAGTCCTCGTCCGACCAGGCCTGCAGCGGCTTGCCGTCGCGCTCGTCCTTGTTCTCCATGACGCTCTTCCACGAGGCCTCGCCGTCACGAATGGCGCCGTAGATGCCACGCAGGTTCACCAGCTCAGTGGGGGAGCAGGTGTCGAGGCTGTGGCCGAGGTACGCAGCGAGGTCCGCCGCCTTCACGCCGATCTCGGCGAACGCATCGGCGATGCGCTTGCGCTCGGCGTCGGGGTCGCGCGCGGCCTCGTTCATGCGGATGCCCTTGATGATCGCTTCTGCCTCGTCCTGCAGGTCGCCGGGGATGATGCGCAGGCCCAGGGTACGGATCGCCTTGGAGATCTGGGCGCTGCGCTTGTTGAGCAGGTCGTCGTCGGTCGCCGGCACCGTGTAGACGTTCCGGCCGTAGCTGTTCTTCCGGACGCTGATGTAGCTGCCGTCGTCGCTCGGCTTGGAACGCTCCACCGTCCGGGTCACCCGCACGTCAAGCGGGTAGGTCAGGTTCGACTCGAGGTCGGTGACCGACACGCGGTGGATCTCCTTGGCCTCGTCCTCGTAGACCATGGACGTCTCCACCAGCACGTTGGTCATGCAGCGCAGGGCGACCTCGACGAATCGGATGCCCAGGCCCTCGACGCCGTCGCCGATGGGCTTGCGATAGAAGGCCGACTTGTTGTGCGCGAAGCTCGGGCGCTTGCACTCCTTGAGCAGGTCTTGCCGCACCTGGTCCCAGTTGCGCGGCCGACGCAAGGCCATGATGTAGCGCGCCTCGACCATGGCCTTGGCCTGGGCGGCGACGGCCGTCGAAGCGGTTTCCGCGAGCGCAGTGCCTGCGATGGGGGCGAGATCCTGGTGAAGCGTTTCCACTCGGGCGGGCGTGTTCATGGCTCAGGCAATCTCCGGCTGGGTTTCGACGGCCAGCTTGTCGGCGACCTTCGTGTACGGGAACTTGTCGGCGAACGGCTTGATGCACTTGCCGAAGTGCCGGCCGATGGACTCGGCGCCCTTGAAGGCTTCGAAGTCCTCGGCGGTGAAGTTGGCGTAGTGGTACGTAGCGCCGATCTCGCCCTTCCAGCCCTTGAACTGGATGGCCAGGGTGTTGCTCTCGGCGTCGTGGCCGATGGCGTTGATCTGGCTGCTCTCGACCGGCTGCAGCGGGATGGGGCTCAGGATGTCGGACATGTGTTTCTCCTTGGGTTGATGGGTTACGGCAGCCAGCCCAGAGCGAACAGGGCGGCCATGCCGGCCGCGATCAGCGGCAGGGCGACGTTCTCGATGAAGGCGGGGCGGGGGTTCATCTCAGGACTTCGCCACGAGGGCGAACTTCTGCGCGGCCTCGCTGATGGCAAGCTGGCAGGCCTTGGTGAGGCCTTGGGCCATGGTGGCGTTCGCGTCCTTGAGAGACTTTTCCATCGCGGAGTGGATGGAATACTGCAGGTGGCGGTCGATCATGTAGGCGATGCGCGTCCCGTAGGCCCGGAAGCCGCCGTAGCCAGACTCGCCCTTCGTCTTACCGTCGTGGGAGACTTCCTCGACCATGTAGGCCTCAGCGCGCTGCACCAGGTATTCGATGAAGCTGACCGGCTTGCCGGCCTTCTCGCCCCAGTTGTTGGTGGCCTGCAGCTGCACGTTTTCGATGTAGCTGCCGACGTTGGGGAGAATGTGCTTCTCGGCAATCTCGGCAATCTTCGCGTCGATGGTTTCCTTCACCGACTTCTGAAGGCGCTTGGCCAGCGGGGAGTGGTCCGAGAACGTGTCGCCGTCTTCGTCGTACTCGGTGGTTTCCAGCAGGGCCGAAACGGCACGCTCGATGATGCGATCCTGCAGTTCTTCGGGCGAAAGGCCCAGGGTGGCGATCAGATCCATCTCAATTCCTTTGCCGCTCAAGCGGCGTGGTCGGGAGCAATCGGGGCGGGGATGCCAGCGAACGCAGCGACCCAGTCGTCGGCCTCGCGGTGCGCCAGGCACGGGCGGCCAAGCTCGGCGCACAAGGCGCACGGGGCCGGCTCGACGGGGCGCAGTTCGGTGAGGTGGCGGGCCATGGAAATCAGGCAGGACTCGGCGAACTCGCGCTCGCGGACGGACTCGGCCATGGAGTGGAGGTCAGTCATCGCCGTAGCCGTAGCCGTCGCCGTAGCCGTCGCCGTCGCCGCAGCCGCAGCCGTAGCCGTCGCCGTCGCCGTAGCCGCAGCCGTCGCCGTCGCCGTAGCCGTAGCCGTAGCCGTAGCCGTAGCCGTAGCCGTAGCCGTAGCCGTAGCCGGCCGCCTTCTGGATGTAGTGCTCATCCGGGAAGTCGGACGCCTTCGCGGAAATCAAGCCCTTGTGCCGCGCAATGAAGGACTTGACCCCATCAATGCAGGCCCCGGCGTCGAGCACGTCGCAGACGGTGACAACCTCCTTGAAGGCCAGCGCGCTCACGCGGCCTCCCAACGCTCCGCAGCGGCCGGGGTCACTTCGAACACCGCCGTGACCTTGCGCACGTCGATGTCGGCGCGGGCGCTGACCTTGCTGCGCGAGGTCGGGCCGGTTTCGGCCAGTTCCATCACGCCCCTGGTGGTGCCGAACGCGATGGCCATGCGGGCGCGTTCCAGCTTGATTTCGGTGCCGCTGGTGTCGGCCGCGTAGCCGAAGAAAACGCCGCGATGCTCGGTGCAGACGATCACGGGGCGGGTGTTGGTGTTCTCGGACATTGCGTTGCTCCTTGTGCGCGGGATGCGCGTGGTTTGGTTGAATGGGTGTGCGGGCTAGACCGTCGCTCCCCCGTCGTCTTCCCAGCCGGCCAGCTGCTCAGGCTCGGGGCGGATGCGCGCCGGGCGTACCGGAGCCTCGCCACGCGCGGCCAGACGGCGGCCGTAGGCCTTGGCCGACAGGTCGTTGCGCGGCTCGCGGGTCAGCTGGCACAGGTAGTCGTGCGGGCGCGTCAGGTCGTGGTGCTTGGCCCGGCCGCTGCCGACGAAGAACTCGAAG